ACATGATTCCCCCATCCTTCAATCTCGTCGACCAGTAATCAAGGGCTCCAACCCAGTCTGGTAGGTGCTCCAAGCAATGAGATGAAAAGATGTAGTCATATTGTTTATCAGGCAGATTATATGCATCCCATTGATCATTAATCTGCAGATCAATTGGTGTTGCTCCAGGGAAAGCCCATTCACGTCGGTTGCAGCCTATATCAAGTCCTTCACCCGACAACAACTCTTTTGCAAACGGAATAGCGAACCGTGCTGCATGACCATTCGTCTGCAGTTTTAAGTACAGATTTCCCTCATGACTAACAGTGTCAAGCATACTGGTTCCAATAGTTCTTTGTTGCTCCTGTGTCGAAATCAAACCCCCACGTATCAATATCTTTCTTGTACCAATCAGCGACAACCTGAATTGTTTGGGGTGTGTACAGATCTTTATACGAACCAGGATTCAAAGCAGTAACATTACGGGCCCTAGACATTTCAGGGATTTTGAAGTACATTTTCAAGTCCTGGTCTAGATTCTCGAATCGTAGGATATCACAACGAATTGTTCCTTCATCATCCGATACATGCTCAAATGCAGGATACCAACCACGGATTGCTCGGTGCCACATGAACTCTACACCACCCCACTTGTGACGATCCTCTAAAAACTCCTCAAAGCTGTTGATTGGATGTTTTCCAGCTGGCTCCTTCTTTTCTACCTCAATTACTTTCTTTGCGAAGAAGTAACGCGACACAACTCTATCCCAGGGGTTGCGTACTATGGCAAACGCATCATAAGCTGATGTTAGTGATGGACTCCAATCACGCCACCGTGCATGTTCAAACCCATGATGATCTCCAATCTTGTTCATGTGAGCCAACACAGCTTCGCTATATGCTTTGCTCTTATGGTTAGCTGGAACTGCAGTAATAATTTTATCTGCTAGTTGGGGACTGCGACGAATCGTCATCCCCGCATTCTTAGGAATGTGAACGAATAGTTTTTTAATTAACATTAGCCATCAACTCCTTAACATTCTCTCCCCCGTTGGGAAGTTTGTCCTTCAAGAAGAAATGAACAAAGTGGGCTTCTTTCACCTTATCATCCCTAATACCTTTATACAAACCATTCCACTTCCAATCAAGATGCTTGACCTTCATGCCCTCTTTACGAATCCAGGTATTAAGAAGTGTTTGATCTGTCGACCACTTCCATGCTCCCTGACCATCAACAAAGTCTTTGAACTCCGGCCGGCGAAGGAACTGCTGTGGTGTCTCTCCATTGAGGTACTTATCGAACTTCTTATTCATCACCATAACACCCATATTGATAAACTCAAACCCTAATTGGTTTGGCTTGAAGTCTAGTTTGTTGCTATGGAGCTGGCCGTACTGCATCCGAGAGTAGCCAATGATCTTTTGCGCATATTGTTGCGTGATTGGCATCTCACGTTCTACGACCCCACCAAAGTCAAATTTCTCGTGCATCTCATCAAAGATGTTAGGTGCACCTGGACGAATCCAAACATCAGCATCAATGATAGCAACTTGGTCGTATGTCTTCAGGAATGTGAATGCATTCTCTTTCTCGAAAATTGGAAGAAACCCACCATGCTTCTCATATGACTCTTTACTACGATTAGTAGCAAACACATCAGGCTTGATCATTAAGATAGGTGTACGTTGGACCTGATGCTCAATACCATGTTGTTTACAGTACTCAGCAACGGAATCGACGCAATGGTCATATAGACTCGACTTCCGTCCAACATACACCTGATATATCACTCGTTTCATTTCACTGTCCTGTAATATGCTCGTATATCTCTTTCCAATTTTTCTTCATTGGAAATTCATTGTCATTCATGTTATGACCGTGCTCCATTACCAATGGTCGAAGACCGTTCTTTGCTCCTTCACGAGCATTCTCAGTCTTGTCTTCTATCCACCAGTAATCCGTACCTTTGTACTTAGCAAGCTCTTCATCCTTGTCTGCACCAGTGTCAAGGAAAATAAACTTGTCAAATACTGTTTCACCAAATAGTTTCTTGAGATTCATTTCCCTCAATCGGGCGGGTGACATATCATCAGACAAAGATGTAATCACATGAAATACAAATCCATGCTGTTCATGTAGTTTACGAACGTAATAGATTGCATCTCTTAACGGAGGAAGAAATCCTATAGAAGCCGACTCATTGAAGTATCGAATCAACTCTTTGGACAGCTTAGGTGTAATACCATATTTCTTGTCCATCTTATATTGATACTGGCCGCCGCGCGTAACTTGATAACCCTTACGCCGCATCCAAATATCAAATGCAAACTCCCAATTGAGCAACACGCCATCACAATCAGTTAAAATAATTTTGTCCATAATATTCCTTTTTGTATATTATATACTATACTGTGTTGGGGATCAAGTGTGAGTTCACTGCAGTATGAAGTAACTTCTCTTTGATGTATGTTTTAAATGTATCATTATGCTCTATCCTAGGCCTGATGTAGAACGGGGCGAGGTTGTCAGTTGGATTGTCAAATGTTACTAACTCGCTGTTGCTAAAATCCCAAGTACCAATTGCCCACGACCCCGGTCGGTCAGTTCCGTAGCCTCCATATTCCTTCATTAAGTATTGCGTAAACATAAAATTATCAAAGAAGTTTGTATGTTCATTTTTCCAAAACGTCATGAACGGCGCCCACATTTTCAACCTCGCCCCTATCGACTCGAGGGATTGGTCTGCAGGTTTAAGCTCAATTATTTTTTGTAAAATCTCCTGTTCCGTCATAGACGAATATCCATACTTTGCTAGATCAACACCAAACGCACTGACTGCTTTTTTTGTCGCGTCGTAACCAATAAACAAACTGTGTGTTATCGTAGATAAAAACCACTCCCTTTCGCGAGAAAACTGAACTAGCTCTTGCGTATCAGACTCCATTTGTTCTAGGGACAATTTTGGTAAGCCACAAATTAGGTTTCCCTGAACAAACAACCGTTCTCCAGATTGTTTGAAATGGCTGTAGATATTGTCGAGTGTGCGGTAGACATGATCTTTATGCATGCCCTTTCCTATCACTTTACCTGTCGGTTGGTGTAATGTGTCGATACCAAACTGCATATAGTGGAATCCAGCTTCACAAGCAAGTTGTATTTGTTCTGGATGTGTCTTCATTAACTCGAGTCTTGCGTAACCTCCAAACCGAGGTGTAAATGACAAACGATTTACAACTCGTACAAGTCGCTGGAGTGTTTCTGTTCTTGAGTTTACAGTATCGTCACTCAAACCAAACTCGGTGAATCCATGATTGTCATATGCTGATTGCAAGAACCTGTATAATTGCTCTTCGCCTATCGACGTATCTTCTTTCATTCCCAACAACGGATAACTGCAAAACTTACAGGCAAATGGGCAGCCCCTTGATAATTCCAACATCGGCGTTTCACCTGGAATGTGCCACAAATCATGTTCGTGGAACTCATACATATAATCTTGATTTTCTAGGTGAGTGGAGTAAAACGTATCAGCGTCAATTACTTTTGTCTTGTTAGAAATTGTAAACTTGAGTTGATGCTTCTTGTAGAAGTGATGATCAATTATTCCAAGCAGAGCATGTTCACCATACCCAACGACAGAATAATTTGCATCGACGTCAGCTGGAGGAGGCGTCAGGCCTCCTGTTACTATTACAGCTTGAGGGAATAGCTGTTTGAAACGTGTAATGATGCTCGCAATGTGGGATGGACCATAAAGAAATGTTGTTGATACACCTATTACGTCAAATGGGCGTTTATGATGCTTTGCCCATCTGACGAGTTCTTCTTGTGTCCAAAAACCAATATATTCTAGAATATCAACATAGTGGCCTTTTTTCCGTAGGCGGTCAGCCATGATGTATGCGCCTGGCATCCTTGGCCGGCGAACCGCACCTGCTGATGATTGCAACCTACTATCACGTGTTGATGGACCGACGTCATCAAATAATGATTCAGCAGGATTATCACGAGTACGACCGTTTAATATACCATCAAGTTGGTACTTACCAGCAGCGCCACCCTTAACTCCACAGAATGAGTTAATTAAAAGAATCTTCAAAGGCTTCAGATCGTCCATTATAATATGCCTGTGTTAAGTGCTGTCTGTTGTAATTGTTACGACCAGCCCTATCTTCTTTCTGAAGACGTGAGTCCCGCTGCTCGGATCTAAACTTATCTTTAGTACGTTTCTTATTACGTGAATCAAAACGCTGAAACTTTGCCATGATACCCTCTTAGAATGCGTCCCCAGCTGAACGCGTGCTTTCAACTTCCTTTAGGAAGTCCTCATAACCACCGACATGCTTACCTGCCCATTCAATCTGTGGTACAGTTCTTACACCTGGAAACTTTTCTTGGAATTCTTTCCAGGCATCATCATCGGCACCAATATCAAAATATGTGTAAGAAAGACTATATTGTTCAGCGATGTTCTTTGCCTGAACACAGAACGAACAATTGTCTTTACCGTAGATGTTAATCATTTACAATTCCTAACATTTCTTTTGTCATGATGTAATCACGAACCAGGCCAGATCGAACAATGTCATCCCAACCAAAGTTTACAATACTAAAACTTTTCAATTGCTCTATAATACTAAGGAATTTGAAGATACCTTCCTTCTCATCCTTAAACCTAAAATCTGATTGATGATAATCACCGCTAAAGATAATCTTACTATCTTTACCAACTCTGGTGATTATAGAGTCAAGTTCATGGAAGTTCAAGTTTTGCATTTCATCAACGACAATAATTGCATTGTTGAATGTAGAACCTCTAATGAACGATGTAGACTCGAACTGCAGCTGCTTTGCAGAGATCATCTTATTGTAAGCTGTGGAATCTCCAAACAACTCAGTGCACAAAGATTTATATAGAGAAGTAAATTGAATCGTCTTCTCATCGAGTGTACCAGGCAGAAAACCAACATCCCTAGTTGGTACCATAGACCGTACAATGATTAATCTGTCTTGAGGGTATTGGGGGTCAAGAACTTCTTCGAGTGCAAGATACAAAGCGATAAATGTTTTACCTGTACCTGCAGAGCCTGCAAGGATTAGATTGTCTCCCTCATCCCATGCTTTAAATGCTACTTCTTGGTTCTTGGTGATTGGTTCGAATGTCCGTAGGTTGTCAATACGGACAGTCATAGAATTATTTTTAGGGCGATCGGTGCCGCCTTGTTCTCTTTGTTTGGCCATCAGATATGTTTAATAGTATTGCCTTGGCCTGAGCCTTTTTTGACTTTTTTAAGTACGTCGTTCCATTCGGTACCGGCGCGACGATGTGGTGTCTTAGAATCGCTGATCAGACCCATTGGTACTGTAACACCAGGCTCCCAATCAGGATTATCTAGTAGATATTGTTCACGTGCAGACATTGAGAGGAACATTTCCTTCTCTTCACCTGTCTGTTTATGTCTCATTACGTATGTTGGCATGTTGATAGTTTAACGGCCAGTCTCCTGGCCGTCCCTCCTAATTATTGCACTACTTGTTCTCTCTCAGCCACATATGAGCTTAAATAAGCTCGCTTCCTTTCAAGTTTTGTGACTAAGTCTTGTTTACCTTTCTCGACTAACTTTTGAATGTGGTTGTCCAATTCAATTACGTCTTGCTTAAGTCTTTCGAGTTGGGATATTGGCATGCAATCTCCTTATAAAGTTGAACACTATTTGATAAGATTAGGAAAGGCCTCCTCTGCAATGGTTTTGGTTATAGTCTTCGCTGGGGCTTTTTTATTGATCATGTCAATAACTAGCTCAGCGTCCTTGGGGTGAATAGACTCTAAGAGCCTAATAAAAAGTGCTTCACGCTTGACAGGCATCATATCTTTACCCTTGCCAAGTTTGTGGAAGTAAGCAAATTGGATGTTCTGTCGAAGCAGGTTCGATGGAGCAGACCTTGCGTCTGCTGGTTCATAGGGCGGTGGGGAACCCTTTGGTAGCAACCACTCTACGCGAGAGTCGTAGATACCCTGCAGCACATCCTTGAGAGCGGTTGTTTCATTATCTCTCAAGATTTTAATTTTTTCATCTTTCGTTTTAGCCTTACCGACTTTTTCAAAGATCTCATAAATTAATAAACGATTAGTATAAGCCATATTAAATAAAATCTCCAATGCTATCGACGAGCTGTCGACATCTCTTTTCAACCAAGTACGGAAGTATCTTAGACTTGTTAGCCGTTACTTGCTCATCAAAAATATTTATAATTTTCTGTTTTAGGTGATCCGGTGTTTCCGCCAAATCAATTAATTTTTTATTCCGTTGGTAATTCCGATACCACGATGCAGCATGCAACAACTCACCATCTGATAGGTCCTCTACAATTGCATCGATCTTTTTTTGGTTAAGTGGAGTCTGACGAATACCCTCAACGAATACATTATCATCAGATAGAACATTAGGTATTCCATCAGCTGTGTCGCCTTTCAATATCAATTCAAGTAGTTGCTTTCTCGGGTTAGTCTCTGTAAGAAACTTTTTCTTGACAGGAGAGTATTGAGCAACGTTATCATACTTTTGCAACTGGACAAAGTCTTTGTCACCAGATACAATCATTACAGGTTCGTGTCTGCCAAATTCTTGTGTGTTGTGTGCCAATGTTCCGATAATGTCATCAGCCTCACACTCAGCAAGTTTGATTGTCTTGTATGGAAAGTTCTCACCAATCTCGTCAAACACAAGATTGATTACACGGAATACTTCAGTCCAATCAATATTAGATTGTTCACGTGAAGATCTGCGTTTCGCTTTGTAGTTCGGGAATGCTTCGTACCGCCAGTTACGTTGTCCGTCCCCAGCAATCACAATGTTATCAGTTCCGTACTTTGACTTGAACCTATTGACATGCATACGAATAGAATTGAGGATTGTATGCCTCAGGAAGTTCTCTTCTATCTCTACGCGTTGTGTAACAAGATTAGCAATTGCAATCCCGTTATAATCTATCAGAATCATCTAAACCAGCTTTCAAATGTTTAGAGTGTATCTTACACCCTATAAACTCATTGTAAAAATCATCTCTCAACAAAACATCATAATCAAATTGTAACTTAGCTTCGTAGTAAGAACATTCGCCTTTTGTATGACACAATTTTAATATAATTTTCTCAAAATTGCTACTGCCTTTTTGTTCTACCAACTGCTGGACTTCTTTACTGGAACCCCAATAATCTCTCCAGTCTGACTCAACTCTTGTACGGACCCTACGTTTACGAGTCTTCGTTACTGGCAATGTCTTTGGTTTCCAAAAGAACTTTTTACCGATATATTTCTTATCAGTATCCTTTTCCCTGATCATATAGACAAACCCCTGATAGTCATCAGGAGTTTCAGTGAATGGTTGGTTTTCATATAACCACATATAAATGCACCTTAAAACTCGGTAAGGGTACTTATATGACACTTTATTCATCGGCTTCTTCTTGCTCAAAATCCATCGTACTTCCACACAACGGGCAATAGACAGGAGTTTCTTCCTCCTCCTGTACTATTAACCGCATTGATGTAAAACAGACGACACATTCGCCCGTGTATTCTGTTTCACCCATTAGGCAGCCTCAGCCCAACCCCATTCGCCTTCCATACCGGTAACCGAGTATTCTGTTACTCGCTTCTCAAAGAAATTATCATGCGAGGCACCATTCAGCACCCAATCAAGCCACGGAAGAGGATTGTCCTTCACTTTAAACTTTGGTTTAAGACCAAGCTGTAGCAGACGACGATCAGCGATATGACGAATATAAAGTTTAACTTCATCTCTTGTCAGTCCTTGTACGTCAGACCCATTGAACGCCAAAGCAACAAATTTGTCTTCCAATGCAACAGCTTGCTTAGCCATCTCATAGATCTTTGATTTGAGTTCATCATTAACAATCCGAGGATGCTCATCACACAGCGTGCGGAACAACTTAGCGTTACCCTGTACATGAATCGTCTCATCACGGATAGACCATTCAACGATAGTACCCATACCTTTCATCTTGCCAAACCGCTGGAAGTTCAACAACATGACAAATGAAGAGAACAGCGACATCCCCTCATTGAACACAGATTGTGCTAGTGTAAGAGCAAGATCGGTCTGAGTGTGAATCTTACCTTGTGACATAAAGTCAATCTTGTCGGCCATCTCTTTGTACTCTAAAAACTTAAAGTATTCATCATCAGGCAAACCGAGAGTATCGTTCAGCAAAGCATATGCGCGTTGATGAACAGTTTCTCTTGCAGCGAAAGACGATAGCATGTTACGAACTTCGTTGTTCTTGAACTTGGGGATCAAGTATTCATGATAGTTCTCACCCACCTGTACATCGGACTGAGTAAACAGACGTAGAACCTGTGTGATAAATTCTTTCTCATCAGCAGTAAGTTTAGTCCGCCAGTCATGTACATCTTCTGAAAGTTCAGCCTCATCTTCGACCCAGTGAATCTCTTCATGTTTCTTTGCTAGTTCTACCGCCCATGGATACATGAACGGCTTGTATGTTCTTGATTGTTTGAATAGTGACATTTATCCCTCGCATGCTCGACACTCATCGCCCTCAGCCAGAGCTGGCTCGTGTGTCTGTGTGTTGTTTAGAAAATCCATTAGTTGTTCATAACCACCAACGTATTTGCCTTCTACGTAAATCTGCGGTACGGTCTTCACATCATCACGTCCTGTGACCTCTTTCGCAGTTTTTCCAATCTCTTGCAGATCGATATAATCAAACGGAATACCTCTTAGTGCAAGCTCGTCTTTAGCACGAGCACACCAAGGGCAATCGCTCTTACCATATACAATCGATCTCGTGTCGTCCTGGAGAGCAACACGCTCAATCTTCTCAGATACATTCTCCGCTCTTGCCTTTGCTTCGGTACGGAGATAGTACAATCCCTTCAGACCATCTTTCCAAGCCTTCAAGTGCACTTTATTTACATATGCACGCGAAGCACCTGATGGGAAGAACACATTGACCGATTGACCCTGACATATGTACTTCTGACGGTCACCAGCGTGTTGAACGACCCACGTCTGGTCTAGTTCCTGTGCTGTCTTAAAGATAGCCTTCTCACCCTCTGTCAACTCAGGGAGGTGTTGAACTGAACCCTTGTTTGTAATAATAGACGTCCATGTTGATTCGTTATTGATACCATGACGCGTCAACACTTCTTCGAGGTATCTGTTCTTTACTAGGAACGATCCTGCTCTTGTTCGGTGTGTGTATGCATTCGCTTTTGAAGGCTCAATACTAGGGCTAGTGGCAAGAATAACGCCACTAGAGGCGTTAGGGGCGATGGCCAGTAGATGAGCATGGCGGCGACCAGTGCCAACGCCGTCAGGATACTCACCTCTCTCCACAGCGAGACGTTGTGTTTGTTCAACTGCCTTCTCCTTGATATGTTTGAATACTACTTCATTGATTTGTCTTGCGAGCTCTGATTCCCAAGCCACGTTTTGCCGTTGTAGTAGGGAATGGAATCCCATTGCACCGAGTCCAATCGAACGCTCTCTTTGAGCTGAGTAGCGCGCTCTGGAAATTTCATCTGGAGCGTTTTCGATAAAATACTCGAGTACATTGTCCAGCATCGTGATGAGATCTTCGACAATGGTCGTGTGCTTCCAATCTTCATAGTACTCAAGGTTAAGAGAAGATAGGCAGCAGACCGCAGTACGATCAGGACCGGTAGGAAGATGAATTTCATTACAAAGGTTCGAGCCATGAATTTTTAATCCTAAGTCTTTCAAGTTTTGAGGTAAGAACTCATTCGCCCTATCAATAAAGTTTAGATAAGGTTCACCAGTACGGAAACGTACCTCAATAATCCGTTCCCATAGTTTACGAGCACTAACAGTCTCAGATACTGTACCAAAGTGAGGATCTTTAAGTTCCCAATCTTCACCTTTGATTACAGCTTCCATGAATGCATCACTGATGTTGATAGCGTTATGGAGGTTCAATGCCTTACGCTGAACATCACCAGTTGGAATACGAATGTTCAAGAACTCAGCAATATCGGGATGAGAGACGTCCATATAAGCCGCATACGAGCCTTTACGCGTCTTTCCCTGTCTATACGCAATCATGTCTGCATCAACGGTATGTAAAAATGGAATTGGTCCTGGAGCAATGTCAGTGACAGATCGAACATCGGACCAATGGCCACCAACACCGCCACCAAAGATAGACAACCAACGAAGCTCAGAAGAGTGGTCAATCAGACCATTGATTGTATCTGGGACGTATGTTAGAAAGCATGAGATCGGCAGACCCTTATCTTTCTTTACACCATTAGGTGCATTCGATAGAACAGGACTTGCAAACATAAACCATTTGTTACTTACATAATCATATAGTCTCTGTGCTAGCGCTTCGTCTTTCTGTCCTTTGTATGTTGCCCAAGCCTGTGCGGCTCTTGAGTATGCTTCTTGTGGGGACTTTTCATAATCGCGCATGTAGAAATCCTTCAACATGCCGACAGCGTACTCAGTTAATAACTCATCTTTACTTACATTAATTTTTACAGACATGTAGATCCCCTACTCGTGAATTCACAAGTATCATCGTTGTTTTTGTGGAAGTAGTATTATATAGGGTTTTCAAAATGTGAGCAAGTATTATTTCTTCTCAGGTTCGTAATATTCTTTATACTTAATTATAATACTTCTCTGCTTGGCAATCAAGTTCCTTGCCTCAGCAATTGTCAATGCTAGTTGAGCATATCCATCATCTGTCAGAGCGATGAATACTGGGTCAGTACCTTCACCCTTCAGCTGCTCGAACACTTGATTTACATTTTCTTCTGTGACAATAATAAACTTAACATCCCTTGCCTCCATAGGATCAGGCATAGGAATATTCAAACGAGTCCTCTCAACGGCCTTTGTCTGTACTTCTACAGTCTTTACATCAGGTCCTTGAAATAGACTCGTGATACCACAACCGCTAATTAGTAGCGGAAGTGAAATTAGGATTAATAAGCGCTGGACATTCACGATTGGCCTCTATAGGTGATGGAGCCTTCTTTTCTTCTTCTGTAAGAGGAGATCCACTAGCAATTTCTAAACACCGCAGAGCATTCTTCACTCCACGATCAACCAGTTGTTGAGTCTTCTCTGTATTGGCAATGGCAAATACACCAAAGTCTCTTTTATCAAATTTCTTAGACAAAGCATTTACGTCTTTGCGCTGTTGTTCGTTTTCTTTTCTTAGCTGCTCGTTCGTAGCCTGAATAGCTTCGATATCAACTTTCATAGAAGTGATTAGTGCCTGCTGTTCTTGAATAGCACCTTCGAGCTTTTGTTCATTAAGTTGGGAGACGGCTAGAGCAGCCTGTAGGTTGGAAATATAATAGATACCGCCAGCCACTATTGAGACAATTGCTAGGATTGCCACAATCTTAATCACAGAACCAATTCCAAACATATTACTGACCTATCTTATTATCTTCGATATATTTCCTGAATCTTTTTAGTAGGACGGGCGGTTGATTCTTCTTTCTACGACGATCAACAACGACCTTCGGACGCATTGTCGGAGGTAGAGCAACAGATTGATTGCCAATAGATGTAGCTGGTGCTTCTTCTTTATGCATATTGATATACCAATGCGCTAGTTGTTTCTTTCTTTTACTCGCTGTCTTGGACGAACGAACTTTCTTTAGTTGGCTGATGCTCTTGCCTTTGAGACCATGACGAGCCATATCCCCTTTGTCTTGAGGATTACGCCCGTCCATAAAGTTCTCTTTCATGCCAGCAGCTCCCCAACCGTTACATATATTTTTTGTCTTGTAGGAAAATGAATACCTTCGTAGATATCTATACCAAATATCTTACCTATCGGATATGCATTGTCTTCGATCTTGATGTAATCCTTTGGTCTGACCATCTCATCGAATGTTCTGTTTAGTACCTTAGCATTCTTTGCTTTGTACATACCAGGAGACAGTCTACCATCTTCCAGAACAAACCAATCACGACCTTCTTTTACATCAAGAACGGTATCGCCACCTAGTTGTGCAATACCTTCTAGCATTTGTTTTTCCGTGATGCTAAATTCTTCTTTCAGCAAATACAACGCTGCAGCATACGACGCAATCTTCTGTTTACCACCAGGAACTTTTTCAATTAGTTTCTTGATATTGAATACTAGTCTATGGAAACGTGTATAAGCATCTCTCTGCTCTTGAGAGGAAATATTAACATCCTTGTTACGTTTACCATCTTGGTCTATGATACCAAGTTTAAACGCCTTCGTATCGACGAAGTCGGTTGTTAATAATCTTAGGAATCTTAGTGTGTATACTAAGTCTCCTGCTCTCTTTACAATTCCCATTAAATCTTTCTCAATTGTTCTACTACGTATTGGTCCATTGGTATGTTAGTATACTGGTCATTACGAATAATCTTCAGTAGTACCAAGAACGGTTTTATGATGTGCCATTGATCCTGCTCGACCTTCATCTCCAACATCTTAAGACCAGCATCTATACCAAACACATTGAACACAACAATCAAATGATTCAGTATCAATCTCTCTGACAGTTTACCAGTTTCCTGATACCTATTCAACAATCTTTTTATATACTTGAACCGCTTGAGGTCCTCATAAAACTCCTCTGCATCAATGAACCGAGGATTATAATAATGTTTTGCAGCGTATATTAAAAGGTTCTGTTCTGTTAGCTCTATTTCCATAATAACCTAATCAAGATAATACAATCTTATTTAGGGTCGTCTAATTGGAAACGGCCAAAAGCCTCTTGGTTCCTCTTCTTGTTGTTCGACAGGAGCTGGTTCAGCTTTCTTACGACGAGAGCGTGTTGGCTTAGGCTCTTGTTCAACAACAGGTACCTCTTCAACAACTGCGGGAATCGGTTCAACCTTTACTTCAGGAGCAGGTGGTGGCGTCCAGTCTTTAACAGCCATGTACGCATCAATCTGCTCTTGAGTAAATTTACGCTTCAACAGAATCTCCTTACGCTTGGGATGTTTCCAGCCTTGAGGAGTTGGTACTGCATCTTTGGCCCACTTAGGAGGTTCTATCATATCTTACTGTCCTTGAACTTTAGAAACTGTCGGCATCGCTTTATCGCCAGCACTATTATCACCATTACGCTTAGGGGCAACGCTAATGCCAGCTGTCGCAGCTTTCGCTGTATCAGCAGCTGCTTTAGCACCATCAATACCTGAATCATTACCGCCTAAACCTCCGTGCTTAGCAACAAACTCCTTTTCAGAACCAGATGCCTTCGAGTCAATTGGTTCAGGAGCAGTAGCGCCCTTAGTATGAGCGTCTTGTTTTTCCATGATCCGACGGAATACTGTCCACTCTGTGCCTTCACGCATCTTCGAGCTACCGTCCTTGTTTGCTTTACGTTGGTATACAGTACCAGTAGAAACTTTCTTCTTATCAAATGGGCTCTTTTCTGGACTGCCTTTGGCACGATCCTTAACAGCCTTCATCATATCATCCCAACCCTCTTGTTTCATCATCGGGCAGTCAGGACTATGGTTCTCCATAGAGCCGTCGCACTGTGGGCATGGTTTCATCTTACCCTCAGCCTCTTCGACCTTTTCCACTTCCTCATTCCGACCAGCTGGATGACCAGGCTTGATAGTAACAGGATATGTCTTACCGCCCATCTCAAAGCTCTTCTTACCAGCTTTGTGAGCAGCAGCGGCCTTACCCATAAAATGAGCTACGCCTTCCTTATCGAGGCCTTCTGGCACTTCGAATTGAGGTTGATTACCTTCCAGGACCTGGACGTAGGCCTGGGCCATTTTTCTAATGTCTGATGTTTTCATAGTGTTTCCTTACATCCAGATTTGCGAAGCAATTGTTCCGATTACGGCCACGAACGTAGCCCAGAACAATTTGTTAATTAACTGTACCGTCTGTGAATTCTTTGTTACACATTCTTCCAAACGATCTAACTTTTCTGAAAATTTATTCATGCGTTCATACGCTGAATGATTATTCTTTTCTATCTGAATCAACTTCTCCTCTGCACGTGCAAGTGAGATCATTGCGTCAGATAGTCTGTCAATCTTTTCTTCGATTCTATCCAATCGATTATTTTGTGACTCTGTTGCCATTATTTCCCCATGTATTTATATTACCAGGCCTTACAAGACCAATACCGTGCCTTGTCCTTAGGTCCTGGATTGTCACAATTGTGACGAGCTCTAAATGACTTGCGACGAGCAGGAACATTCTTCTTGATCGTCATATTCTTATCACCAAAGTTGACCTTCTTAGCAACGCCATCGCCGTCTGGATCTACATACACTTTAGACTTCTTAACGTCGCCAGGCATAGGTTTATTCAGAGGAACCTTCTTCCCCTGATATGTTGCCTCGAATACTTTGAACGATTTCATTTCTTCTCGTCCTTGGCCATAAACTTCTTCAAGCCCATCTTAGCAAGATGCTTAGCGGTAGAAGGACCCTCACCTTGCTTACCAGGAACAACAGATTTTACTTTCTTGTATGGACCTTCGAAAGGAGGTGTCTTGTCTGCTTGTTCTGCTTTGTATGACTTGAACTTACGAGTAGCAAAAGGAGGAGCTTTCTCGCCTGGCTTGACTTTAACCATTTGACGACCAGTCAATCTATCAAGCGCGCGACTTTGACCTTTCATCCGCTGAGGAATCTTCTTCTTATCCTTCATACCTTTTGAGATATATGAACGAAGAGTACTTGTCTTCAACTCATCAATTTGTTCTTCTGTTTGTTCTGCAAACCCACGAGCTTGGACTGGCATCCACATCTTCTTCATATCATCCCAACGCATCTTTTTGCCATCGACCATTTTGTAATGAGCTTCAGCAACAGTCTCTTCGTTAGGACCTTTCATTAGAGGTTTGCCAAGACCACTCATACGGTTCAATGCCTTTGACATGCCAACATTACGATCCTTCTTGCCTAGCATTGTATCTTTCATAGCTTTCTGATGATAGCTCTTTACTGTCTTATCATCTAGCTCAGCTACTTGCTCAACTTCTTCTTTTTGAGTTTTATCAGCCTTAGCAATCTGGCTCATCAGTCGATTGACATGACCCTTAGCTTGAGCAGAGGTAAAGCCATGAGCTTTCTTCAGAGCCTCAACGCCTTGTTGATAGTTCTTGGTAGGACCAAGTGTCTTGTGCAAAGCAGCATCGGTTGGACGAGCTTTGACAGCCTCGTCAACTTCTTCAGCGACCTTCTTGGCCTGGGCTGTTGCAATAGCCATCTTCTTCGACATATCCATTCCAGGATTGTCGCGCTCAATTGCCTGAGCAATCTCCTCGCGCTTTTTCTTTTCGGCTGGTGTTAGAGTTTTCTCTCTGAGTTCTTGGAATGATTTCATTATCTGATTCCCTTTTGGCTTGCCTTGGCTTTGGCTAATGTTTGACGAACTTTGGCTCGAGTCAGCATCATGTCATGCTTCTTCTTGTCCTGCTCTTTCTCTTTTTTGATACGGTCTTTAGTTTGAGCAACCATGTCTGTCTGCTCAATATCTAGGGTCTTTGGAT